TTTAGGTAATCAATACTTTCATCGACTTTTGCTTCGTCTACCATGTCAATATGCTTTACGCCTGCACGTTGTGCTAACATTTCAGCATCTTCCTCTGAATATCCTAGTTCCTTAGTAGCAAAGTCAACAACCAATGATTCTGCTTCAGAAGTTAACATATCTTTCTTTTTAGCATTAGCAAAGATTTTGTATGCTTGTGCTACATGTTTACGAGGAAACTTTATACCTGCTTCTTCAACCCCTGCTAGATGCTTAATTCTTGAAAGTTCTGCGCTTTCATTCATCCACTCAATGTCTCCATTACGAAGTGCATCCTGTAGTTGTTCTTCAATATCATCATCGTCCCAATACATATCGTCTTCTGGACCAGGCATCCCATTAGTTACTTCTGGTTTACCGTTTACCATAGTAACTTCTACTTCCATGCTCTTTTCACCGCCATCACGGTCAGCAAAGAAAAGTTCAACATAACCAACTGCCCCATCCTTGTGGTTCTCTTTTACAGGATATCTCTTGCCATCTACTTCAAACTCATCTTTGTTAGAATCTCTTGCTTTTTTAAGTTCATGAGCAAACTCATTGCCTTCTTGCATCAATCCAGTTTTTACATAATAATCATAATAAATTCTGTCACCATCATCATCCACTGGGTCCATGTAGGCAATTACTTCTCCATCTGGTGTATGTGCTCTTAGTTGAACCCATTCGCCACCCATATCATCAACCATTTTCATCAATTTTGATTTGTCTGATAATGAAATTTTTTCAAAGTCAGATGAATTTTCTTTTACTTCATCACGTTCATCACGCATACCACTGTAATCTGTATCTAGTTCACGGAACTCATCATATGACAAATACATATCTTTATCTTTGTCATAATACTTTCCCTCTTTTGGATCATAATATACAACCGCACCACTTAGAGTTCTGAATGGTCCTTCTAGTCCAACCATCTCTGGATAACGGTCTGCGTCAATAGGAGGCAAAACCTTATAACCCTCTGTTAGTTTTAAATAATCTGTAAATGTTTTTTTCATTTTGGTCACCTGCTGTAATTGTTTATGTTTAATTTATACATTACACTTTTGCTATCAATAACCTTCTCAAGTATTCCTCTTGATACTAGTGTCTGTGCAATGTGTTGCTCACGCTCGTTTAGTTTCTTTTGTTCTAGTAATTGATCACGCATATCAAACTTATCTTCAAGAAACTTACTTTCTCTTGAATTAATCCAAGTATAGATACCACCTTTTGTAATCATTGCTCTCATTGTTGTTTGATACCTCGTCTATTATACAAGTCAGTACGCATAGCATCGTATGCCGCACGATTAGGTTGTCCTGTTGGGATACGCTTTATATCACGGGTTTGATTACGTTGTGCATTTGTATTTGAAATATTCATCTCATCATTCGCATTGGCATATTGAGCATTGGCACGTTTATTCATATTGCCTTGTGTAGTTACTACACCGCGTTGTGATGCTTTGGTTGCTGCTGGACCAACTTCATCATTATCGCCATATCCTGTTTCAACTATATCACGTATTTTCATTTTAACTTCTTCACTTTAAATGGTTTAGGTCTATTTAAACTCTTTAGCATCTTACTAGCTGGATTAAGTCGTTTTGTTCTTTGTGCCTTTGCTTGAATCCTGCTTCCCATCTTTGCCTTTGTTTTAGCAAGCGTCATACGTTTTTTGATATCTATGGGTTTTCCACACTGGGACGGATCACTTACAACACGTCCTGCTCTAGCACCTACACTACAACGATATTTTCTCGCAAGACTTGTGCCTTTGCGAGCCCAAACTAATTGTGCTTCTACAACTTTTTCGTTAGATGATAATTCATTAAGTTTCATACTGTTATTTATCAGTATTGAAATCTTATTACATGCTCATTAAGAGAACAACAAGGGTACTTAAAATACCAGCAACAACTGTGGCAGCGGCACCCAACATTATACGATTTGTATTCGCATTTGATTTAATCATATCTTCACGCATTGTTTGAATTTCTTTACGAACTTCAATCAATCCATTTTCAATGTTGTTTACCTTTGATTCCAAGACTCGATACCTCTCCGCACACAGATCGACATGTGCTTCTAAGTTAGTTCTTTCTAACTCTGTAGTAACTACTGCTGACATAGATTCACTTCCTATTTCTTAGACTATCGTATTGCTCTTGCCTACCGATAGTTGTGTTCTTAGGAGCCTTGGTATGTGGTGCCTGTGTTGTGCCTATATTTTTGCCTTTGTAAGGGTTCCTTTCCTTGCGGCGTCAACCCTATTGTTAATATTTATAACCTCTATCCATAAGTAAAGTATGTATTTTTTATTTTATCATCAAAGATAGAGAATAAATTTTGTTTAAAAGATACGGTTTCGGCGAGACCAGAAGTAAACACTGCACCTTCAAACTCCGTTTCTAAAAAATAAACAAAATTTCCATTTTTATTGAAAACATCAGTATGTTCTGAGTTAAAATCCATTTTCCATACTGTATGTAGTCCCTTAAACGCATTTCCGAACCCTAAATTGACTACATCTTGTGCCTCCATAACAGACACGGATACATTAATAGGTTGACTTCGCATACCTATCAATTGTATTACGGTATTCAAATTTTGTTGCTGGTTGTATCCTAGTATATCTTTACTATTGGGATTTGTTATTCCACTATTCGTGATATCAACTAGTGTATATAATGTATATTTCTGCACGGTTCGCCTTAGATTAGAGGTCTATGGATTTCCTGACCTAATCTGAACCTATTAGTATACTGTATTTTTTTGCTACTCTTTACTTTTGCTATTTTTTCATCATGTTTTTTAGCAAGGTTTTCAATCAATGGATACAATTCGCTTCTTATTGCTTTACTTCTGTAATACAACAATAGTTTGTTATAAACTTCTTCATGTTGTGCATCATTGAGAATTTTCCAATCGGCAATATATCTACGAAGCAACTTATAGGTGCCATTTGTTATTCCTAAATTTCTTTCTAATTTCAATAACCAAGTTTCTGGAGCAACAATAGGTTGACCCATTGACATAAGTGTTAAGAAACGTAAAATGTTATATTCTCTCAATGACCCATCATTCACTAAACGATGGATTGCCATGAATAAATCTGTTCCTGCTTGTCTATACAGATTAAAATCTCTATATTGAATTGTCTTCGCAGCATAGTCCTGTGCAAATGCTTTTTTATCTTCATTGGTTAGTAACCAAAGTGTAATAATAGTAATAAAAGCAAAATCACGAACGTCATTCTGTGGAGCAGATTTTATTTGAGCATGTGTTCTATACATCGTGCTTTCACTTAGATTTTCACGAATAAAACTGAATTGTGACGTGTCATCTGTTTCAACAGTATGACCGCCTTCAATCATTGCCCATTCTTTTGCTGTATACTTCTGGTTCATACTAATATTTATTCTACCCAATTACCCACTTGTGTCTTGGAACAAGTTTAACTTTGTCACGTGCTGCTACATAACCCTCGCCACCAGATTGACCATCGATACTTTGCTCAACATCCATTTCGGCATCATCCAACTGGTCAATAATGTTGTTCTTCAAGTTTTGTATTTTTAAAACCAAATCAAAAAGCACAGGCAAATATTTGCTTTCTGGATGAGCAAGGATTTTTGCTTGCTTATTTGCGCTTACTTTACTGTTGCGTAACCATTCACTGAACCCGGTTGTTAGTTCGTCCCAACGTCCTGCCCTACTCATCTGATTAACATAGGTATAGATGATATTTTTAATATCTGCCAATCCAGGTTGTGGTTCCACAAGAGCATCAATACCTGCCGCATTCTTTTGAACCATGCTTCTAACCTGATTTACACCCGATACATCGACCGCAGGTGTTTTTTGTGCTATGACAGGCGGCATAATAAACAGAGCACCTTCGTCTAGAACACTTGCATCTGCTTGAACAGTATTGCCCGACAAATCAGTGTATGTGTGAATAACAACTCCGGCATTGCTTCTTGCTATTCTCTTACCAATATCACTATCAGCACGAACTGTGTATGTAACCTTGTTTGGGGTGAAAACAAAATGGTTGTCCACAAGGTCAGGTTGTTGAGCATATAGCAAGTCACCCGCAATAAATCCTCTGAAATTTTGCGGAACTGCTGCCTCAAATGCTGGCCAAATGTTTGCCATACTTGCTGCGTATTGTTTTCTAGTATCAGTTACTTCTTGACCACGACCAAGAATCATATTCTGTAATGCTTCTGGACTTTTTACCTTGCCATCATACTTCTTGCTACTAAACCCATGCTTGTCGGTTAAGATGAACTCTCCATTTTGATCACGACCAAATACAACAGCAGGTGTTCCATCCCACTTGATACTAACATCACTAACATCACTGCCAAAACGTTCTAGAATATCTAGTGCTTCGTTAGCACCGGCACTTCCGTCAACAAACACCAAATCTTCTAGGTGCTGTAGTTCACGTCCTACACTGCGACTTTCTTTTAGTATCTCGAAAACTCTCATAATAAATCCTCTGGTATTCCTATGTCTTTGACGGTTGGGTTATTAACAAAATCTGCTAGAATCTGTTTTACAACATCAGCAGGATAGTTCTTTTCTATTGCTGCTTTTAAACTCTCATAACTGTTTAGGTCTGCTGCACTATCAAGTTTCAATGTACGAGCAATACTATCTGCGTCACGATATGGTCCGTCAATAATTTCGTTATTGTTTTTCTTTGTGTATCCCGTTCCTGCTTTATTTGGAACTGGTGTTCTTAGAACACGAACTAAACCATCACGTGGACTCCACATCCAACGCTTTACTTCCATGGCACGTCCATCTTCTAGTCTATCAGAACTTTCTTCTTTGTCAAGTACTCCTGCTATACTCGCAATCATTAAATTACGGAATACACCCTTGTACTTGCTTTCTGTATCTCTTGGAGAATGATAATATGTTTTCATCCAACCAGGGTCACCAGGCATAAAGTCAATCTGAACATACCCTGTTCTTGGACGATTATCTGATTTTGTTTCGTCGTAGTTCTCAATTTTGACTTTTGTCATAATAACACTGCTTTTAGCAATATCCTCAACATGTGGACTTGCTTCTAAACGTTTTTGAAACTCTGGAAGTTCTTCTGGTTTTAAATTGATTGCCACATCAATGTCGCCACTGAATTCACGCTTGCCTACGCTACCAAGTGTAAAGTTCTTTAGGTCAATGCCTAATTCTTTTTCTAATTTTTCTAAAGTTGGATTAATTTCATCAATATGAATAGCACCAACGCCCGGCATTGCTCCGCCTTCATTGATTAGTTCTTCTTGTCTTAATCTCTTAATTCTAGGACCACGCTTACTGCGTCTCTTGTGACCCCCGCCCAGTATGTCTCGTATCTTCATTGGCCTTAGCAATTCCTCTAGCAAATTTCTTTGGATCCTTACTTTTAATACTATTAACTAAACGCTTGTGTAAATCCGCATAAGTGTCCTCGTCATAATAATTTTCCATCATTTCCAACAAATTTATAGCAGTACCAATAACTTGATTAGCATTGGTTTCTATAATTTGCTTTCTGTCTCGCACAGGAGACATAGCATTGATTTCTTCTAGTAAGGATCTTGTTTTTTTCTTCATTATAATACTATTTAGCGGTTTTTGTAGTAAATACTATTGCTGGAGCATTGGTGGTCAGCACTTATGGCATTAATATCAACTCCTGATTAACTTGAACATTAGGACCCATTGCTAATAAGAAAACGAACATCAATGGCAAGCGAGTACGACAGGCATATTTTTACAGGCAAAACATCTCTAGGCACAAATACTCGTTGTTCAGTATCATATATACACAAGGATAAGGTCAACGCACCATATGCTTCAGCAACTATTCTCTACGCTTTAACAGACTCTGTAGTCTGTCACTATTGGTAACTACTTGCTTTTCAGGCGGCGTTTCTGCTACTTGCTCCCCTGCTGCCACATTGGTTTTTGTTTTTAAATTTTGATAAAGACTCGTAACTGTATCATCTTGTTCATCTTCTTCCAAATCAGTAATGCGCAGCGTGTTCATGTCATATCCTAGATCTAGTTTTGACCCAACGCCACTACTCGAACGTGTTTTCATAAATTGAATTTGTACGCGCCCACGTTCGCGCATTGCTCTACTACTGAAAATACCAATCAAGTTATCAGCAGTATTAATTTTTGAAATACCACCCGCAATATGAGAATGGTCAAATTCAATCTCATCAACTGCTCCACGGTTTAACTGTGATGCTGTCACAAATAAAGTATTCAATTCGATTGCTAAGTTACGAAGTTCTTCAGATACAAACTTATCTTTGATAAACTGGTCACTCGGATTTACTTTTACAGTCACAGGCATCATAAGGTCAAGATAATCTACAAAAAGTGCGTCAACCTTTACACCTTTTTGAATTTGATATTCTTTAATATATGCTTTGATATCATTTACAGTACAACCATTTTTCATTTGAATGATTTGTAGAATACCCGCACGTTTTCCTGCCATTTTTACTTTTAATTCTACATCTTCTGGATTTCGCATAACATCACGTGTGCTCATATCTGTAAGCATAGCATCAAGTCGCATACTACACAGTTCTTCACTCAATTCTAGCGAAACATAAACTACATTCTTTCCATCTAATGCCCAGTTCAATGCCATATTTTGCATGAATAGTGATTTACCACTACCCGAACCACCTGCAAAAATATTGAGTTCTCCGGGATTGAAACCACCATAAAGAACCTTGTCTACACTTGCCCATCCTGTTGAATTTTGACCACGATTATTTTTGATAGTTTCAATTCGTTGTAGTGGGTCATCCCAATAGTTTAGACCAAAGTCTTTGGCAAGTCCAATACTAACAGCATCTTTGATAAGTTTTTCCACGGTTCCATATTCGTGTTTTTCTAATTTCTCGGCACTAGCAAGAATAGCACCTTCCAATGCTTTATGACGACAAAACTTCTCATACTCATCCATAAACCATTTCTTATGGTCATCAGTTACTTTACCATTAATATCGTCAAACTCTTGTTTTGTTTTAGCAGCAATTTGTTTATGTGTAGGCAAATCGCCATAATTATCTACGTGCTCTTGAATAAACCTTATTACAGGTTGAAACTTACGCACAAAATATTTTTCGTTTGTAATAGCATTACAACGAACATATAAATCTTTTTCTGCTAACAAGAATTCAATATATAGTTTTTGTAAATCTTCTGTGTATTCTTCACTCATCTTTTATTTCACCAGACAACTTCTTTTGAATATACTCATCACGTGTGTATATCAACTTCCATTGTTTATCTTTGCGTGGTCCATATCCATACGCATCCATCTCTTTTATAACATATTCCCAATAAGTTGTCAACCAAATAAACTCATTGGTTATATCACTACGTTTTGGAAACCATGCAAACTGTTTTGTCCACTCACATTGTAAATCTGTGTGAGCACTTATGTGTTTCATCATTTACAATAACTCTTTGCCAATACTTGTATCTTTGTACTGTTAGTTTCAGCACTTTCTAATATACTTCTCACAGTAAACAATCTGCCATACTTCTGAACAGCATCGCCAGCATCCTTGCATCCTTCCCATTCTGGAAAACTAACTGCCCAACCACGTTTGATTGCTGTTTTAACCAATTCATTTCCTGCTTTATCCGCATCAGGTAACACTATAACTTCATTGCCAATATCATCTACAATATCACATTGTGTCACACTTGGCGTATTGCCCTGCATAGCAACGCCACCTGTAACCAAACTATCAAATTGACTTTCTGTTACAATGGTGTATTTGTTTTTCTTTTGAGCATCAAGATTATACACAAAATGTTTTGGCGATTCTAGATAATACTTGGGTGTTTCTTTGTCAGGTGTTGCTCCAACCCAACGTGCTGTGTAACCAACAGTTTTGCCTTTATGATAAAAAGGTAGTATGACTCTATTAGAAAAATGCTTAAAAGGCGACCAATGCCAATCACTATAAAATCCCAGTTTTCTTTCTTCTACATATTCACATGCTGCTATAAACTTTTCTAACTCGCGCTCTGTCAGAACACTAGTATCCACTAAGTCAAGTCTAGCACTATTTGGTGGCAATGAATTTTCTTCCCAAGAAATTACGATATCACGGGGGGTTTCTTTTTTTAAAAACTGTTGTGCGATATTTTGTTCTTCTTGTTCTTTTAAAAGTTCAAAGTTTACACGCTGTATCTGAGCAGGGTCAGTGCCAAGTTGAACCATTAGTTCTTGTAGTCTACCATTGATTTTACGACCCGGTGACCAACCAGTTTTGAATCCACAATTAAAACAGTTGTATTGGAATTTGTCGTCAGCGAACATAAATCCGCCGCGCTTACGAGTATCTGCACGATGCCCTCTTGTGACACACATTGGACAATTG